AAAAGCCCTCCCGCCCGTAATATCCGTAACAGCAGGAGCCGCGACCGGAGCAGGTTCCGCCATCATCGCTGTTGGCGCTGGCGCACCACCACCGATGCCGCCGATGCCGCCGTCGCCACCTCTACCGACACCGCCCGTATCACCCATGGTCGGTAATGATCCGCCGCCACCACCGCCACCCATCCCACCGCCACCAAACAGCGCGAGCGGATTAACCGGCGGTCTGTCGTCCTCGTCTTCCCGGCTCGGACCTCGTCCCCGGCTTACTGGGCCTCCGTTAGCCTTTTTTTTTACGCTGCCGCCGTTGGCGAAGCCCTTTCCCCAGTTGTGATAGGTCGAACCCTTGATCGTGCCGCCCTTTGCCATACCGGGAGGCCGAGGACCGGGCATCGGCATCGGACCAGCAGCCGCAGCCGGGGGCGGGACGTTAACATTAATCGGCGGCCCACCGGCTCCGGGCGGAGCGATGGGTGGGCGAGCGGCAGGAGGCGGAGGCAGACCACCGGGTGCGCCGCCCACTGGAACGGGCACGGGGCGCGGGATCGGCACCGGCACCGGACGCGGAGGAGCCGCAGCACCACCACCCGGAGACGCGATCACGATGTTCGTAGTCGAGTGACCCCTGCGGCTCTTCTTCTTGCCGCCGCCACCGACAAAGCCGCCACCAGCAAAGTGGTTGGCTGGTCGATCCGCGCGCTTCTTGGCGGTCCCACCCTCAATGGTCAATTCACGCGAGGTGCCCGCATTTTTCGAGGGGTAACTCGTTTTCTTGTACATCGAACTGGAGCCGAAGGACTTTCCGGCTTTTGCACCGAGAGCACTCAGACGACGTTTCTGTGAAGCCTTGGCCTGCGAGGCATACGGATGTGCCATGGTTATCTCCGCCAACCGATGAGAAACGGCCAACTCGTCGCCAGCCGCCAAATGCTCCTCCGAAAGTATACGTAACAGATTCCCCTGTTCACGTTCTCGATTTTCATCTCACCACCTAGATGATCCGGCCCCTTGGGGCCTGCGGCGGCCCAATCATGGATGGCCAATTCCGCACGAACTGCTCAGCCACAGGCGTGGCAAGTGGATGGATCAGCGCGCCTTCCGCCAGATTCATCTGCTCCTGCGCCATCTTCTGACCTTCGATCTTCTCCCGCGAGGCACGCTCTTCACGGTTGTTGGCGAGCTTCATGTACTCCTTGAGCACACCCATCTTCTCCGAGAGAATCTCGATCTGCGCCTTCATCTGGTCGTCTGCGGTCTTCTGCTTGAGTTCGACCATCTTGAACTGGATCTCGGCCATGTCGGCCATGACCTTCGGGTCCATACCCGGCTGAGCCTGCTCATCCTTCTTCGCCATCATGTCATCGACGTTGCCCATGCCGACCATGGTGGCAACACGACGGATCACGGAGGGAATGTCCCACTCGTCAGGCTTAAGCTGAACAAGCTGAACGAGGGCGACCGCCTTCATCACGCGGATCGTGTGGCTCGGCGTGTTGGGGTCCGCTTGCGGGGTGAGGTTGCACTCCTCAAGCGCCCGCACGAGGTCTTCGCGCTCCCAATCGCGCGCTGGCGAGGGCTTCGCGCAAAGAAGGCTATCCGGGTCATCGATAAATAGATCACGGAGTAGGCTGAACTCTTCCGCTTGGGCAATGTGCATCCCCTTGTGGACGCTATCCAAGACCTTGACCGCCTGATCGAGCATGGCAAGCGTCGTGCCGACAGGAACGTCCTGCCGTCCCTCCCCGACCATCAATTCGGGCGTCCCGCCGACACGACGTGCCTCCTCCTCGATGTGCTGAGTGACTTGGATCAGCCCGGTGGTCACGTCTTTATAGGGCAGTGGCATTACGTTCTGGGCGATAGGCTGGCCACCAGTATTGATTCTCACACCCGAGCCCAGCCCAACACGGAAGCTCATGGTGTCTTGGCGACCCACTGTCTCAGAGTATAAAAATCCCGGCCAACTCGAAAAAGCGGCGCTGTCCAGAGCCAGCCTCCACGCAGTCGTCGCCGCTGCGGTGGCGTTGCCCATGATGTTAAGCAATCCTATCCCGTAGAAGCCCAAACCCTCCACGAAGGGGTACTTCACGATGGGCATATGCTTGAGATACCGCTCGTCGTCCTCTTTCCAGTTGCGGCGCACCTCAAGGATGGTCTGCGAGTCCTTATCTATGGTCACACGGTAAGGCAGGGGCAGACCCGTGATCTTGGACTTCTCCTTGTGCTCAAAGCCCGCGATGTCCAGTTCGCAGTAGCATTCATAGACCGTGTGCTTGTAGTCGTCGGGACGCTGGGAGTAGGGGGAAAGCCCCGCAACATCCTTCTCCGCCTTCTCCACTGAGTCCGGGTCGGGCGCACTGGGCGAGTGAACGTCCACATCAAGGTACGTCCCAGCAAGCTGCATCCGCTTCAATGTGGATTGTTGCATATTGATACGATGCGTGACCCGCCCACAGTCGGACAACGAAACCTCGTTGTCGCTGACGATGATGTCATTCGCATCGATGCTCTTGGAGACCGGTCGCCTGCGGATCGGACAGCGGTAGACCTTCTTGAAGGCACAGCCGCCGAACCCCTGCATGAAGAACATGCGGTTGGTGTCGGGATAGTATTCCTTGTCCACCACGGTCAGATATCGGTTGAACAGCGTCTCCAGATCCTCCGCGAGGATGTCGCTGTCGTCCTTGATCTTGGCCTGCTCGTACTTCTGCTCGCGCGAGGGCGTGCGAATGGTGGAGGTGTTGTTGATCTTGACCGGCCCGCCAGCGGGGAGAAGCTCACCTCGGGCGTTGGCCTGAAACCGCATCACGGCGTCGAGCATGATGGGCGAGCGGATGGTGGCTTGGCCCTCTACGGCGGTATCCGCGTCTGCACTGGGACTTCGTGGACTTTCTACTTTAAGGGCTAAGTGCTTGATCCCGGAGGCTCTTCTTTCGATCCAGTCCTGTCTGGACTGGAGATCGGAGTCGATGCCGTTGAGGAGTTCGTCGCAGATACGGGATAGCTCGTTCGCGTCGATGTACTCGCCCAGATTGGCGTCGTGAAGCTTGGCCCCAGCCGGGTCGCGGTCCTGCGCCTTACGCCCATCCAACCGGATGATGAGGGAGCCGTCCTTCTGCTCAATGCCGACTTCCTCGACCGGCTCATCGGCGTCCTCCTGCAGGACAATAATGGTCCCCTCCGGTAACCCCAGAGGGGCCTGACCGGGCAGAGGATCATCCAGATTGCGGTAATGCTCGGTGGGGGCTGCGCCGTTGCCGTTGAGACCGCCGCCGTTGATCGCCATGGGTGGTGGCTCCGATTCTTGGAGCAACCATATCACGTACTTCAGACAATGGCAGCGGGACCACCATTGATAGGACGCAGCGGCAAGATGGGCGCAGGCATCCAAGCATGCGGAGCCTTGTGCGGCTGCCCCGCATTGGTGCGCCAATCTCCCAGCGGAGAAAGCCGCATCAACTGCAGCCCATCATCGCAGGCACAGAGCAGCGTCACCCCTCTGGGTGGCAGGATCTCCATCGACCGCCACCCATTCAGGGAATAATCGATCAGGTTCTCATAGATAGCAGCCAGAGCCGCAAGCTGAGACTGATCATAGGCGCGCTCTGACCAGCGCCTGATGAACTGATCCTCAGTCTCCAACATCAGGTGACCGGGGGCACGGGCGGCGGCGGGGCCTCGGTGTAGATCATCTGGAAGATGCTGGTCGCCGTGGTCAGCCAGAGTTGACGCCTCTCGGGTGGCCAGTACGCCCCCGTCGCCGGTAGCTCCTGCAGGAGCCCCATGATGAAAGGGTGCAAGCTATCCAGATCTCCGCCCTCATCCAACATCTGACCCTCCGGTACCGTCCCGCCGCTTGCGTCCACCGTTGCTATCTTCTTTGGGCGTCCTCTTGCCATCGTCGTCTCCTCTGTCGTCACTGAGATCGAGCTTACGCTCCATACGCTTCTTGAAGTCCTCTACGGTAGACTCGCTCACCGGCTCCTTTGGCGGCGTCATCTCACCCTTGTACTGATTGTCCCTTATCGCCTTGCGCGTGAGCGATACGTACCCATTCCAATCGGCGGGATTGGATCGCTGCTGGGCAAGTTGCTGATACTTCGCAAGATCGCTTGGCCGGGTAACCGGAGTGCTGCCCTTGGTGGCACACATGCTCATCCCAGTGCCGGGTACAGCGCCTGCGGTGCCCGGACGTATTTGTTCTCATCGATATGGTCCAGTTCATCCTCGTCAGGCATCTGGGCGAGCCCCAGCAACCGAAGATGGGCCAAAGCCTGTGTCATGGCGTCAGCGAGGTCGTCGTGCTGACCTTTCGGCAACTCGGCCAACTCGGTAATGACCTTGTCGGCCCATTCCTTGAAGAGGTAGTCGCCGTTCCCGGTTCCCTCGGCAGGCGCATAAATCAGACCACATTCAAAGAGATTCTGCACCGCATAGGCTCTCGCCACCTTGTCACCCTCGGGATTCACAAGCTGGACGCCGAAATCCGAGCGATCCTGCGTTTTGGGGTTAAAGCTCAGCATATCCGAGATATGACGGGCTCTACGGCGTAATTCTTGGGCTACGGGGTGCCCTGACGCCTTGTCTTCGATCAAAACGCGGTTGACCTTGAACTTTCGGCACGTTTCCTCGACTTTTTTGATCAAATCGTAGAGTTCGAGCCGCTCCGCCCACGCCCACATCAGGATTAAGCGTCTGTTCTCCCATTGATCCCGGCAAACCCCCAGAACCACCGCCGCTGAGGGGTCGTTCTGCTTCTTCTCGGTCTGCGCAGTGTCCAAACTCAGCACCGTGTAGCTCATCACGGGCAATTTCGGCCAAGGGACACCAAAACGAGGACATTCCTCCGGTGTATAGGGCCGCCAATGCTCCCGCTTGATAATCCCGCCGCCACGCGGGGCAGGCCTCTGCTGGTACTGCCCCG